TTGGTATAGGAACTACATCACCTGCTGTTAATTTACATGTAGTTGGTTCTGGTACTATAGGTCAAAACCCTTCAAACTTTGACAATGCTACTATACGTGTAGAAAATAGCGGGGTTAATTTATACATCGATGGTAATGAAGTTGTAACCAGTGATAATTTATATTTGCAAAGTACAAAGCAGAGCGGATGGATTTCTTTAGCAGCTGATAATTCTACTGGAACTCGTGTCAATATTGCAAATGCATCTGCAACTGGTTTTGCGATTGGTAAAGGTACGAGCGCAGCGACACAAGCATTAGATGTTGTTGGAAATGTTAAAGTAGATGGAACTATTACCTCAGCCGCATCGGCGCCTAATTTAACTTTAAAAGATACAGATGGCACTGACCAAATAACTGCTGTATTTAATTCGGCTGGTGTATCTGTTATACAAGCTAGAAATAATACAACAAATGGTATTATAGATTTTAGACAAAACAATGGTACTACTGTTACAACTCCAATGCGAATTGATACTAATGGTAATATCGCAGCAACTGGAACTATTAAATCGACTTCATACGAAGGCGCTGATTTTCCAACTACAACATCTGTAAGAACAACTGCTGCTTTTAAAGATGATGGCACAATGGTTCAAGACGAAAAGGTTATTGTAGTAAAAGTTAGTGGTGCTCGAGCACAAGCAATGACTACAAACTCATCTACATATCTTGAATTAATACCTGCACCCGGTGCAAATAAAGTTATTGTTGTAAGAGAGCTTGAAATATTTATTGATAGAGGTACATGGACACCAGTTAGTGGCGGGCAGGTTAGAGGTTGGGGTAACAACTTGCAAGTAGTAATTGAAACTCCTGCCAAAACTAATGGTGGTGTTGGTTCATCTGGTTTTAATTATAATACCTATGCTACTTTACAAAAGAAATATTTGAATCATACCATTAATAATGTGTTTGTATTTAATAATGCGGTTGATACTATTATTGTAAGAGATGCTCCTGTAACTCAAACTAGAGCTTATCCTAACAAACCATTACTACTTAGACCACAAGCAGCTAATACCTATTCTAATTTTGCTACTTATAGTCAAACGGTAGATGATAATTACTATTTTAGAATTACATATAAGATAATGGATATGACTAGTGACTTTACTGCTGATACCTCAATTATATAGGTACTGGGTGAGTCTCAAAATATTAATTCTTATAAATATAGACTATGGAAGCAACAGAAAAATTATTCAATTCATTAGTACAGAATGACGAAACAAGTGCACAAGAGCACTTTCAAACAGCAATTGCTGATAAATTACAACAAGCGCTTGATGTGAAAAAGGTTGCCGTAACAGCAGACATTTTTAATCAACAAGGAGAAAAGTAAACATGCAAGTACACCCCTTAGGTCTTCAAGTAAGTGCGGGAGCAAGCTCAGGCGCGGCCATCACGGTTAGTAACGCAAAATTAGTATATGTATTTAATACAGATACTGCAGAGCAATTAGTAACTGTAGAAGAAGCTGCGACAGGTGTTGCAAAAGCATCACTTACAGTTGGGCCAGATCAATCAATTGTACTACAAAAAGGGGCCAAAGATGAAATATTTGCGGGTTCAACTAATGTTAAATTTACTCCTGTAGCATATACAAACTAATGAAATTTATTGTAGAACATTTAGAACAAGAACTCAATTATTTAACTGAGGAAAAGAACGGTAAGAAACAAACCTTTATCGAAGGTGTGTTTATGCAAGCCGACAAGTTAAATAAGAATAAAAGAATTTATCCTAAAGAAGTACTTTCAAAGGCAACGAATAAGTACATAAAGGAACAAGTTAGTAAAGGCCGTGCAGTTGGTGAATTGAATCACCCTGACGGACCTGCGATTAACTTAGATAAAGTTTCACACAGAATTACCGAACTCAAATTTGAGGGTAATAATGTTGTTGGAAAGGCACTCGTATTGGACACACCGATGGGTAATATTGTGAAAGGTCTCGTTGATGGTGGTGTTAAATTAGGTGTCTCAAGTCGTGGTATGGGAACAGTTGAGAATAAAAATGGCCAAACAGTTGTAAAAAACGATTTCGTTCTTGCTACTGTGGATATCGTTCAAGACCCCTCTGCACCTGAAGCCTTCGTAGATGGCATAATGGAAGGTGTAGAATGGATTTATGAAAGTGGCGTATTCAGACCTCAACAACTTGAAAAATATGAGACTGAAATTCGAAAGGCATCAAGCTCTGAACTTGCAGAAGCTCAGAGACGAGTCTTTAGTGATTTCCTCTCCAAACTCTAATCATTAAAATCAAAAAGCTATATGGAAGATACACATACAGAAAACGAAGATATCATTGAAGATATCACAGAAGAGCAGCTTGCTAATGAAGAGGTTGAACAGGACACTGAAGATACCTCCGAAGAATCAGCTGTGACAGAATCAGATTTAACTGACTCTATCAAAGACATCTTACTTGGTGAAAAAGCCAAAAAAGAAGGTGAACATGATGACGAGGAAGAAGATGAAGATGAAGTCGAAGAAGGTGCGCATGACGACGATGACGACAAAAAGAAAAAAGACGTCAAAGAAGCTGCGAAATCTAAAAAAGAAGGCGAGCACGAAGACGACGAAGACGAAGATGAAGACGAGAAAGACGTCAAAGAAAGTACTGAAGACCTCGAAGAAGCAACTAAGGCAGACCAATTAAAAGATGCTTACATGAAATTGAAAGCAATGAAAAAGGCTGATCTTAAAGGTGCTTATGAAGGTCACTGTGAAAACACAGCAGCTGCTAAAACTCTAAGTCCAGGCGCTTCAAAACTCGAAATCTTAAACGCAATGTATAAAGAAATGCAAAAGATGACTAAGTCTAATCTTGTTGCTGCTGTTGATAGTCTTGCGAAATATCAAGATGACAAACAAAAAGCAGCGTTCAAAGGTGAGTCTAAAGAAATCACAGCCGCTCTTAATACATTAATTGAAAATGACTCTAATCTAAGTGAGGATTTCAAAGTTCAAGCTTCTACTCTTTTCGAAGCAGCAATTGCTAAGAAAGCAACTGAGATAAAAGAAGACTTGGAAATCCAATATCAAGAAGATTTACAAGAAGAGTTAAATGGTGTACGTGATGTTCTTGTTGAGAAAATCGATAACTATCTTTCTTACGTAGTAGAAAGCTGGATTGAAGAAAATGAAGCACAAGTAACTTCAACTCTTAGAGCTGATATTGCTGAAAACTTCATGTCTTCATTGAAAGACGTATTTGTAGAAAACTACATTGAGGTACCAGAAGAAAAACGTGACCTTGTTGAAGAACTCACACAAAGTGCTGAGTCTGCTCAAGAGAAGTTAACTGAGTCCGAATTGGAACTAGAAATACTTAAAGACCAAGTTGAAGCCTACGAAAGAAATGAAATCATTGCTGAAGCGTCACATGACCTATCAGAAAATGAATCTCATAAGTTAAGAGAAATTCTCGAAGACATTGACTTCAGCGACAAAGAAGCATTTACATCTAAAGTAAAAGTCATTAAATCTTCTCTTTTCTCCATTAAGGAAGAAACATCTACTGAAGAAGTAGTAGAAGACACCACTGGCGAAACAGAAGTAATAATTGAAGGCGAAGGCGACCCATTGGAAAAACTTCCAAAGAGCATGAAAGCTTATATGAACGCTATTTCTCAATTCAAAAAATAATCCCATAACAAAACAACAACATAGAAAGAATTAATAAAATGCTAAACGCAACAACAGAAATGAAAAAGTGGGCACCCGTGTTAGAACACGCTGATGCTCCAGCTTTCAGAGATGACTACCGTAAGCAAGTTACAGCTAAGCTACTTGAAAACACTGAAAAGGCTCTTCAAGAAGAGAATGCTCAGTCTAATTTTCTTAGTGAAAATAATCAAACAGCAAGCGCAGTACAAAACTACGATCCGGTTCTTATCTCTTTAGTCAGACGTGCAATGCCAAATCTCATCGCTTATGATGTAGCTGGTGTTCAACCAATGTCTGGCCCTACAGGACTAATCTTCGCAATGAAGTCACGCTTAGGTAGTAAAGATTCACCAGGTTCTGGTCTTATCGATACTAACGATGCTGAAGCTTTCTTCACCGAGCCTAACACAGACTTCTCAACTGGTAAAGATAGCGGTGCAAATGCTAACTACACAACTGCTGACGAAACAGACCCTGCATTCGGTACTGCTGATGCTGGATCACCTGAAACTGAAGTTACTAACTTCTCAACTGGTATTTCAACACGTGCTGGTGAGCAAGACTTCTTCAACGACATGGGTTTCACCATCGAGAAATCAACTGTTACTGCAGTTACTCGTGGTCTGAAAGCCGAATACACCATGGAGCTTGCACAAGACCTTAAAGCTATTCACGGCCTCGACGCTGAATCAGAATTGGCTAACATCTTGTCAACTGAAATCCTTGGTGAAATCAATCGTGAAGTTATCCGTTCAATCAATGCATCAGCTGAGCTTGGTGCTCGTAATGATGACACACAAGGTGCAAGTGCTAACCGTGGTACTGCCCAAACTGGTTCATTCTCACTAACAACTGATGCAGATGGCCGTTGGTCAGGTGAAAAATTCAAGTCGCTTCTTACACAGATTCAACTTGAGTGTAACACAGTCGCAAAACGCACACGTCGTGGAAAAGGTAACTATGTTATCTGTTCTTCAAACGTAGCTTCTGCTCTTGCTGCAACTGGACAACTCGATTACCAACATGATGGTCTTAATGTAGATGACACAGCAAATACCTTCGCAGGTACTCTTACTGGTGGAATCAAAGTATACATTGACCCTTATGCAGTTACAGATTACGCTACAGTTGGTTATAAAGGAACTTCTCCTTATGACGCTGGACTATTCTATTGCCCATACGTACCACTCACAATGGTTCGTGCAATTGATGAGCAAACATTCCAACCTAAGATTGGATTCAAGACTCGTTACGGTATGATTGCTAACCCATTCGCTTCTGGTGAGGGTGCAACTATTACTGACGGTTCTCTTGGACCTGTTCGTGCAAATAGATTCTTCAGAATCTTCCGAGTACAAAACATCAATGTAGAGGACGCATAAGTCTAAAGCAAATTAAACAAATTTAAAGGGGCTCTCGAAAGGGAGCCTCTTTTTTTGTGTTAAGTTACATTATTTTATAAATACATTTGTTACAAGTCGTAACGATTGTTCATTCAAATTAAAACATTATGGTTATAGAAATTATAGCATATATGGCCGTTTGGTTTGCGTTTGGTGTATTATTGGCAATGCTTTTGTATTCTAATAACCCTTATGCAAGAGCCAAAAAACTTGCTGATACTGCTTTAGAGCGTATCGAAGTATTAAAACACAAGTGGCTTGAATCAGAAAAAGCTGGATATGATATTGGTATGGAAACTGCCAAGAAATCTTGGAAAAGAACCCACGCTAAAAAATGGAAAGCTAGTAGACGAAAGCTACTTAATTAAATAGAAAACTAAACCGCAGCTCATCTTTTTCGAAAGGTGGGCTGCTTTTTTATCCATAAATAGTATTATGCCATCACAAAACAATCTTACAACAAATCACAACTTTCTTTCACCGACAGGATTTAAGCTTGTTATCAATAGAGAAAAGTTTGCGAATACAGAATACTTTTGTACATCTGCAAGTTTACCAAACGTGTCTCTTGGAGTAGCTGAAACAAACTTTCAGCAATTCAAAGGGTATGTTCCTGGTGATGTAACGCACGAAGAACTAACTGTTCGTATTGCGGTTGACGAAGACTTAATAGTATATAAAGAAATTTTAGATTGGATATATCGTAATCGTGATGTTAGACCACCAGAAGTTCACGATGGTATTTTATTGATTATGTCAAGTAGTTTTGACGCATCAAAAAGTAAACAGATACAATTAACAAATATGTTTCCAACAAGTATCGCGTCACTTGAATTCAATACTACATCACACGATGTGG